TTCTGTCTGTTCCAGTCTGATCATTTTGTAATCCATGAGAACCTCCTTATATTTCTAAAACAAACATATGTTATTTCTATTATAATAAACCATATTAGTAAAAGCCAGATAACATCGACGTTATCTATCTTTTTTGTTTTTGTGTTTTGAGTTAAAATGCGTTATTTCGTATCTGTGGCTTCCAGTTGGCTTCCATTTTCGTCGGGATAAATTGTCATGTTTTCGCCATGCGGCAATGCATCAACGGCAGCGATGAGCTGCGGGATAATCTTATGCGTATACACATCTTTCGTCACATTATTGCCGGAAACATGCCCGACAATCATTTTTTGAATTTTTTCCGGCATGCTATAATTGTCAGCAATCGTTATGAATGTGTGACGGGGGTCGTGCGGGAGATGTCCTGCAATACCTATTTCCTTAAAATATTTGCGGTATGAGTAGCTTGTGGAAAGCAGGCCATTTTTGCCGTATAAGCCACGCTGCCGATCCGGCATAATTAAATATTCGTGTTTCGCAAATTTAGAGATGTTGTAGAAATATTTAACAAACGGCAAGATGCATTCCGCGATCGGGATCGTTCGGTTGCGCCCTGCGTCAGTTTTCAGTCCACCCGTCATCGTGTGGGCGGATAAATTCACATTTGCCATTTTTATCATTGCCAGCTCTTTCGGCCGCATACCGGTATAAGTCTGTATTAAGATAATCCGCGCTATATCATCGTTACAATGTTCCCACAATAATCGCATTTCTTCTGTTGTGAACGGTTTGTGAATATCCGATTTAACTTTTTCCGCAGTTACGACAAACCGGGAGTAATCTTTAATAATTAAATCATTAGCGATCGCGTATCTGTAAAGCATATGCATAACAGTCATAATACCGGATTGTCCGGATGCGGAAACGTTTGATTCGTCTATAATTTGCTGCAGATGTAGTGTTTTCGTTTCGCTGATTTTTAGACTTGCAATTTTGCTGACGTGATTTTTCCAGTACATCAAATGAACTTTACTTAACGGTTTTTTCAAGCGTTCTCGTCCAGTTTTGATACGTTCCCAGATGTCCGCCCATGTGATGTCTGCCGCTGCCGCCGTTTGCGGATTCATATTGTACGCTTCCAGCGCAGCCTGCGCGTCCCGCTGTCGTTCAAAGCTACCGATAATTTTCTTTCTGCGCTTGCCGGTATCAGTCATACCGAGGTTCACTACGGCAACCCACGGTTTCCGGCGGTGCGCATTATCCGGACGCTTATAGACCGATCCGGAGCCATTCGCTCTTCGCATTGTTATTCACCTCCTGATTAAGTGCGGGGAATCGGATACACATTTAATAATTCAATTAGTTTATCACGATCAATTAACTCAACACCATTTGCTTCCGCTAAATCAATTGCTCCCTGCGTAAAATGACTATTTGTGACTACTGCCGCCAGATCGTATTTATAAAATGCTTTTGCCGCCACTGCTTCCTGTACGGCGCTATTCGATACATTGTCTTTGTAACACTTCGCCTGCACGATTTTCAATTCATCACCTTTTGATAAAAGTAAGTCTGCACCCTGATCTCCGGATGTTTTCGTGAACTGAACAGAATATCCCATAGATTCAAATATTTTACCAAGAACTCTTTCAAATGCGACGCCGTCCAGAGAATCTATGTAATGGATATCTACATTAGAGATAATAGGACGATTATTCGTTATAGAGTTTTCTATTGCCGCAGATCGCTTTTCTATTGCGATGCGGCGGTTAATTTCCGTTAATTCGGTAATAATTTCATTTTCTTCAAGCGGGAACTGATATTTTTTCGAGTAATTCATAAGATGTAGAATATAAAATTTATTCATTCCGAAAGTTTCATAATATGTTTTTATAAGAGCGGTTTTATTTATTACGTAATTCGGCGATGCGGATTCATGAATCTTAACGTCAAAATTTTTACAAAATAAAGCATTAGCAGCATTGTTCAATTGTTCGTCTATCATTTGATTGAATTGCTCTTCTGTTATTTCATTCATGTCAATTGTGGTTTCTTTTTCTGTTAAATTGCGAATTGACGCATAATCATATTTTGTTAATGTGATTTTCGTTGGCCACGTTTTCCATGCCATGGTATACGGTGTCAAGTATTTATAGATCGTCGGGGCAATCTGGTTACGTATTGCCTGCATGCTGGTCTGCGGATCAGCACTGTGGCCGCTGATAAATGCATTTACACGTTCATTGAAATATTTTTTATAGAGCTTGTAACAGAGATATATTAATCCAATACTGAGAAACACTTCATTGCTTAGGCATAAGGCAATTGCAAAAAACCAAATAATGAATTTCTTCATTTCGGCACCTCTTGATAGCAACTATAATTCTTGAATATATCTAATAATTCAAGTACGCCGTCGAATGTCAATAATTTTTCACCTTGAATGCCGTCTATCATTTGAATATTATTCCGGAGACAGGTATGGGCTATCAGAAGAAACGCGAACTTATTCGCTTCATATTCCTGCTTGCGGACGGTATGCTTTTTCAGCGGATGGACGGTGAATAGCTGATCGCCTGCACGATGCAGGACTATATGCCCGATTTCGTGGGCAAGTGATACGTTCTGCGTATTATACGCGTCTTTTTCGTTTATAAATATTTTCTTTTATCGTCAGTGCTTTTAGGAAAAATCCGCCAATTTCATCCGGAAGCGGGACTTTCTTTACAGCAATATTCATAGCTTTTGCTATTTCGTTCGGGTCGTTTGTTCCGTATTTTTTGATTACATCAAGAACAACAGGAAGCATTCTTTTCATTTCTCTTCGGATTCCTTTGATAATACATACTCAATATAATTTTTGATTTCATTCCGGACTTGTTCGGATATCGGTTTGCCATTTTTACTAAAAAACATGACTTGTGAGGATTCGAGTAAATCATGGAGGTAAATTGGTTTGGCAGAATCGGGGGTGTCGCCGTCGATTAAGAATGTAGGTGTTGTATGCAGGATGTCGGCAATTTGTTTTAATGTGGATTGTGGGATGTCATTAATACCGGATTCCATCTTGTTAATTGATGATTTCGATTTATATCCCAGCAGTTTCGCTAATGTTTCTTGCGACATATGCATATTCTCCCTGCATAGTCGAATTCGTCGTCCGAGATGTTTGAGAAAAACTTTTTTATTGTTGTCCATTTATCTCACCTCCAGCAATCACATTGTATCAAAATGTAGACTATCATTCAATAAATTTTGATAAAAATGTAAAAAAAAGTTGACTTATAATCAACTCAATGTTATTATATCGGTGTAGATTTCAGGTCTACCGAGAGGAGGTGTAAGGAAATGACCGATATAGAAAAGTTAAGAGAAAAATTAAATATGTCAGGCTATAAGCTGTCTTATATAGCCGAAGCACTATCCCTGACGTATCAGGGATTGTTGAACAAAATTAATGGAAATTCTGAATTTAAGACATCTGAGGTGAAAGCAATTAGTGATTTACTGCAGCTTTCCCCTGAAGAAAGAGACACTATTTTTTTTAATTAAAAAGTAGATTGACAGTCTACATTGGGAGGTGAAAATTTATGAAGATACCGGTCGTCGTAGCAGCCCGCCTGCTCGGGATATCAGCGGATTTCCTGCGGTGGTCGCTCCGGCAGGATAAAACCGATCTCGGTTGGGCAATCCGAAGAGAAGGTTCTAAGCGCTGGGACTATTACATAGACCAGCAAACACTGGCACGAATGGCAGCGGTTACATTACAGGATGTCCGCAGGGCAGTGGAATCATACCGTGCAGGAGGAGGTATTACAAGTGCGAAAACGCAAAATTAGATGGGGTAGAGTTTTTATCACTGCCACAGTGGTTGTCGGAATTACTGCCGGAGCGTATCAATATGTGACGACTCCGCCCACCCGTCTGATTGAATATCAGGCGGAAGTAAAACCGGGCGATACGCTCTGGACGATATGCGCAAGAATCGCCACAGATAAGGATGATATGGGAAAGCTGGTCTGGCAAACCAAGAAAGACAACAGGATCCGGGATGTAGGAAACCTGCAGCCGGGAATGTTGATTGTAGTAAAAGTGAAGGAGGCAAGAAATGGATGACAGACCATTCAGCGTGACATTAGTCAAAGATGATTGGGATTTAGTTCTGAACGCACTGGAGATCTGCAAAGAGAATGCGTCATCACTCATGGAGCACGAAATCGAATGCGTTATCCGCGGAATAAAGTCGGATTTAGACAGTCAAGGTTTTTAAAAGTAGAGGAGTGAGAAATCGGTGATGCAGCAGATCATGATCGAGCGACTTACGGAATTAATCCGGAAAGCACAGAAAAACGAGAAACATTTTGAGCGTGATGGCATGGCATTGACGCAGATGTATTTCGCCGGAATGGCCGACGCATATCAACATTTAATAGAAGAATTACTACAAAATCAGGAGGCGAGGGAATGAGGAGAAAACTAATATTAGCTTTTCTAATTGGGGTTACAGGAATCTTACCTGCACACGCGGAATGGATTGTTTCGGAATGTAGCGCATACACGCCCTACGATTGCGGGACAATTACTGCAACGGGCGAACGCGTCCACGTCGGCGGTGTAGCTTGTAATTTCTTGCCATTTGGAACGGTCATTGTGATTGACGGTATAGAGTACGTCATAAATGACCGATGCGGGATCGATAACTGCATCGACATCTTCATGGAGGACTACGATGCGGCGATCCGATTCGGACGACAGGATAAGGAAATTTACATCAAGAGATAAAAAAAGCCACCGGATACAGTAATATCCGATGGCTGCACGCAAGGTACGTCTACATCATTTATTATAACACATTCGGGAGGACAAACATGAAAACAATTGAAGCAGAAGCAATTATTATTCCGGCGGTAGAACCGAAAATCATTTCGGAAGTATTACCAGTTAAAACGAATTTTGAAGACGTCGAGGCGTATCTGTCAAACCTCGTTGAGAAATATACAGGTTTGGTCGTTACGGACGAAAACCAGAAGGACATGGAGAAAACTCTTCGGGAAGTCGTATCAATCCGGACAGGTATCCAGAAGTTTGAAATCAATGGCAAGCGGCAATTAAAAAAGCCGGTTGACGATTTTGCGCAGCAGTGCAAAAACCTGCTGGCAATCGTCAACAGTGTAGAACGTCCGCTAAAAGAGCAGCTGGACGTGTACGAAAATAAACGCCGGGATGAATTGCAGGCGGCAATCGGCAGGGAATTTACGGCAAAAGCCGACGCCGCAGGCTTGCGGGAGGAATACCGGTTATTTGAAATTCCGGAACGCTGGTTTAATAAAACGGCGAAGTGGTCGGAGACCTGCATTGATATAGACCATGTCGTGTCAGATTTGTATTCCCAGCAAGTTACGGCAGATAATCTGGCGGAACTCAAAGAAACCCGCCGTGAAATGGGAACCGCCTATATTAATACGGTTAATGCAGAGTATAATCTGGCGACACCGCTTACGCCGGATATATTAGCGGACGCTGTGCTTGAAAAGCCGAATGCCGAAATCAAGGGATTCATTCGGCAGGCTGCCGAACGGCAAGCCGAAATCGAGGCGGCCGCCCGCTCAGCTACGGCTCCGGTTTCTGATCCGGTACCGCCGACAATCGCTCCGCCGCCGATTCCGCAGACAACCGGATGGCCACGGACAATGATTCTTACAATTTCACTGCAGAATGAGCTGGATTATCAGAGCATGCAGGAATTCTTATACGAAATGCCGGCAAATATTAAATACAATATGGAAATTGAGGAGGGATAACAATGATTGAATTTAAAAAAGCAAAACGAAGCAAAGCGAAGCTCCGGCTGGCAATTTCCGGAGCTTCCGGAGCGGGGAAAACGTATTCTGCTTTGCTCATCGCCAGCGGCATTGTGCCGATGAGCAAGGTGGCGGTGATTGACACAGAATCCGGATCTGCAGATTTATATGCAGACCTGGGTGATTACTCAACGGTCACAATAAATCCACCATATTCCCCACAGAAATATATAGAGGCGATTCACACCGCAGAAAATGCCGGATTTGAGTTAATTATCATCGACAGCTTATCGCATGCGTGGAGCGGCGAAGGCGGTCTGCTTGACCAGCAGGGTAAAGCTACAGAAAGCAAATATCGCGGAAACAGCTGGGCGGCATGGCGGGAAATAACGCCGTTACACAACCAGTTAGTCGAAACCATACTGCATAGCCCGTTACATGTAATAGCGACGATGCGGGCGAAAACGGAATATATCCAGACCGAAGTCAACGGGAAAAAGCAAATACAAAAGGTCGGCATGGCACCGATCCAGCGCGACGGGATCGAATATGAATTTACGACGGTTTTCGATCTCAGCCAGAATCACACTGCAACGGTCAGTAAAGACCGAACAAACATGTTCGACGGGCAATATTTCACCCCGTCGGCAGAGTGCGGAAAAGCATTGCTACACTGGCTGACAGTCGGAGAACCTCCCGCACTCACGGCATCACAGCCGCAGATCCAGCCGGTTAATCCGGCACCGGTCGCTATGCCTGCTGCGGCACCGACAGCGGTGGATATTTACAAAAAACGCCTGTCCCGGATCTGGCATGACATGAAGTGGGACGCTTCAGGGACGTTGGACGCGTATCTCACGGAACGGATGAAGCCGTCCGGAAAAACAGCCGCTGATATAACGGCGGACGATCTGGCGGCGCTTGATAAAGAAATCACGGATTACTTAAGCCGGAACGGCTTCGCGCAAATTGCGGAAGTCAAAGATGGCGAAATTGTGTTTTAACAGGAGGAATGAATTATGATAACAGCTACACTCTACGGAAGATTAACAAGGGAACCGGAGCAGGTTACACCGAGGAATGGCGGAGATGCATATGTCAAGTTCTCTATGGCATGTGATAACGGCAAGGATCGGGCGGCGACATTCGTGAATATTTCCGCTTTTGGCCGCCGCGGCGATGTGATTATGCAGTATTTTACAAAAGGAAACCGCATCGTTGCGCACGTGCGGAACATCGAACCGTCTGCATATGTCGGAAATGACGGCGAAGCCCGGGCGACGCTGAATGCGGTACTTAACGGCATGGAATTCGTCGAAACCCGCGCGGACAATACGCCGACATGGTCGCCGCAAACTGCGACAGCACCGCAAACCGCACCGGCACCTGCGGCAGTACCGGCTCCGGCATATACTCAACCAGCCGTGCCGTATCAGCAGCCAGCTCCGCAGCAGACACGGCTCCCCGGCATGCCGCAGGCTCCAGCCGGTGTTCCGTGGTCAAGATAAATGATTGCCCTGCGGGATTATCAGAGGGATCTAATTGACCGTATTGCCGCTGAATACACCACCGGTTCTCCGTCCGTCTGTGCCGTTGCTCCCTGCGGAGCAGGCAAGACGGTTATGGTGGGCTGGATGGCCGGGAAAACAGCCCTCATCGGTAAACGGGTGCTGTTTCTTGTCCACCGGCGGGAACTCATTGACCAGTCCGATCGGACGTTCTCGGCTATGGGTATTAATCATGGGATCATATCTGCCGGAGCGGCCTGTGACTATGCCGCAAGTGTGCAAATTGGAAGTACGCAGACCGTTGCACGACGGCTGGATAAAATCCAAGCACCGGATTTTATTATCATCGACGAGGCGCATCACGCTACAGCCGGAACATGGCGAAAAATCATTAACGCGTTTCCGGAAGCTCTCACGCTGGGTGTCACGGCAACGCCTGCACGGCTGGATGGTAACGGGCTGGGGGATATCTTTAAATCGTTAGTTGTCGGACCGACGGTTGACGACTTAATCAGCCGCAGATCGCTGACACCGTATGACTATTACGCGTCGCCGCTCAAGGCCGATTTAAAAACGGTGCATATCCGGTTCGGTGATTATGTCAAATCAGAGTTGTCCGCCGTGGTTGATGATATAGATATTATCGGCGATATCGTCAAGAATTATCAAAAGCTGGCAGACGGGCGTCAGGCAGTGTGTTACTGCGTCAGCCGGGCTCATTCGGAACATGTGGCCGCTCAATTCCGAGCAGCGAATATCCCTGCAGCTCACGTGGACGGCGAAACGCCACGGGCGGAGCGTGACCAGATTATTTCTGATTTCCGGAATAAAAAAATCCGCATACTCTGCAATGTAGATCTGCTGGGCGAGGGCTTTGACGTGCCGGGAATGGATGCGGTTATTCTTGCCCGTCCGACAGCGTCACTGACATTATTTATTCAACAATCCATGCGGCCACTCCGTCCCGATCCGGATAATCCGGACAAGCGGGCAGTGATTATCGACCATGTAGGGAACTGTTTTCGGCACGGCTTGCCGAACGCGCCGCAGGACTGGTCTCTGGCATCGAAGCCGAAGAAGAAACAAAACCGCACACTCGCATTGCATCAATGCCCAAAGTGTTTTCAAGTCTGGGACACAGCGTCACGCACATGTCCGTATTGCGGCTATGCGCCGCCGATTCAGGAGCGGGAAGTTACGCAGCAGGACGGAACGCTGGCAAAGGTTGAATCACTTGAATTGCTCGAGAAAAAACGACGGCGACAGGAAGTCGGCAGAGCGCGCAGCCGTGCCGATTTGGAGGACATCGCCGTGCGCCGTGGCTACAAATTCGGCTGGGTTCGGAAAATGATGGAAATTAAACATATAGGAGGCTCATATGGAACCTAATCAAATTATAAATCCTGCAGAGCATAAGATACAGAATGATATCCGCGTGCATATATCCGAGCATCATTTAGGAACATTCTTCAGGGCAAATGTCGGTTCTGGCTGGGTCGGGCGGACGTACATCAATGAACCGAACGATTGCCTGCGCATATTGCACCCGAGGCGGTTTTCCACGGGCTTGCCGGACGGGTTTCCGGATCTGTTCGGATTTCGTGAAATCGAAATCACGCCGGATATGGTCGGGCAGAAAATCGCCGTATTCTGCGGCATCGAAGTGAAATCCCCGCATGGCTCTTTACGCAAGAAGCAGCGGTTAATGTTGGATTATATGACGGAGAATCATTGCTATTGCGGGGTTGCCCGTTCCGTCAATGATGCGGAGCGGATATTAAGTGGGGAGCATTATGGATATTAAATCATTTTTTGCGGAATTGTTCCGGAACTGTCCGGGATGGATATATCTGTGGACGCTACAGCATAAGCGGTCTTATCCGATACCGGTCAATCCGGATATGCCGGATGCGGTGACGCAGTTATCGCAGCGGCTGACAGACGATGGTTTCGACGTGTATTTTTCTCTCGGATGCACTCCGGCTCCGGTACCGGAAAATAAACGGTCTACGGCGGCCGGGGTGTCTGCTCTCGGCTGCGTCTGGGTTGATATCGATATCGCGGATGATAACGCTCATGCATCGCAGAAGTTACCGCCGAATGTCGAGTATGCGGAACTCATACTGCCACATGATCTGCCGCCGTCAATTATTGTAAGCAGCGGACACGGTCTGCATGCATACTGGCTCTTAAAGCAGCCAGCTATGCTGACGACGGAAACACGGGAGACGGTTACTCTGGCCGTCCGAAAGCTGCAGCAGCTTTGTAAGGATCGGGCTGCTGCCCGCGGGTGGACGGTAGATTCCACCGCCGATCCGTCGCGCATTCTGCGTGTACCGGGGACATGGAATTTCAAAAATCCGATGGAGCCGGTCAAATGCGAAATTATCGAATCATCGGATGTCCGTTATGATTTGTCCGTTTTCACGGCTCTGGATGTGGACGTCGATGAACCTTCCGCCGAAATTCGGGAACCGAGATTTAAGCGGAATCCTACGGACGGCAATGCAGCTGCTATGATAGCAAACTGTAAATTTCTGCAGCACTGTCAGCTGGACGCCACAAAAATCACGTATGAGGAGTGGGTAGCGGCTCTGTCGAATCTGGCGCGGGCGTCGGATGGCGTGCAGGCATGTCATGAGCTGTCGGAAATCGACACGTCTCGATATAAGGCTGCGGACACGGATCGTAAGATTGCCGAGGTGCTGGACAATATGTCGCCGACTACCTGTGACTACATACAGCACACGCTGGGCTTTAAATACTGTGATCAATGTCCCGTCAAATGTCCGTCCGGATGGTCGCTGGCAAAACTGCCGCAGGCGATCGCGGCCGTGCGGGCGGTATCAAATCCGACGCCGGACACGGTATTCACGCCGGAGGTAATCGGCGCACTGGCAACGGTACAGCAGCAGGCTCCCATTGAATTCGCACGTTTCAAAGCTAAGCTGCAGGGGGCAGTTAATCTTGGTGACCTGAATAAATCAATCGCCAAAGAACGCCAAAACCGGCTCAAAATCGCCGCCAAAACGTCTGGGGGTACATCTGTATCGTCTGACGGCCGCAAGGCCTTAAAATCGACGGCACAGCTCGTTTCTGATTGCCCGATAGACCTTATCATACCTGCGGGGTTTTCTTTTGATCAGACCGGTGTCGTGGAATACAAGCAACGCATGGACGGCGAAATCCTCAGATATCCCGCATCCGGAACGCCGGTGGTGATCACCGGACGCGTATATAACATGGATACGTTAGAAGAAAAATTGGAACTCAGCTTCAGATATTACAATTCATGGCGAACCGTGCTGCAGCAGCGGTCGACGGTCTATTCTGCCCGCTCTATCGTTAAATTATCCGATTACGGGCTGAACGTATCTTCGGAAACGGCAAAACATCTTGTTAAATTCTTACAGCAATTGGAATCAGTAAATTCGGATCGGATTCCGCTTAAATATTCCGTCGCGAATCTTGGCTGGCGGCATTATGGAGAGGAATTCGTACTGCCGTCCATATCAAAATATGCAATAGAAATGGACGACGAAGGGGATATCACGGAGGCCATGCAGGTATCAGGTACTATGCAGGGCTGGATGCAGACCGCTACGGAAGTCAGAAAATATGTTTTTTCGCGACTCATTCTGGCAGCATCGATGGCGGCGCCGTTGCTATATCTGTTCCACCAGCGCAATTTCATGCTCTACTTCTGGGGTACATCCGGAGGCGGGAAAACGGCTGCAATGAAAGCCGCACTGTCTGTCTGGGGCAATCCCGACCAGCTTATGACTTCATTTTTAACGACGAAAGCCGGACTGGAGCGTCGATTATCTATGCTTTCCGATTTTCCGGCGGCCATTAATGAACGGCAGGTCGCAGGGCAGGGGCGGGAAAAACAGGAATATCTGGAATACATTGTCTATATGCTGGAAGGCGGCAAAGGAAAAGGTCGTGCCAGCAAAACCGGTCTGCAAAAAACGTCCTCATGGCGGACGATCGGTATGGCCAACGGCGAAGAACCACTCACTCGGGAAACCTCTGTGCGGGGCGTAAAAAACCGCATCATGGAAATTAATACCTATCCGGTCATGCCGGACGATCTGGCGAAACGCGTACATCAAATGCAGGATTACGGCTGGGCGGGAGCGGAATATATCCGGCGGCTGCTTGCAGGTAAGGCACAGACGCATGATATCTGGACACGCCTGCACGAATCCCTCGGGCGTCCGTATCTAGCATACGCATCATCCCACGTGGACGCCATGGCGGTAATTTTAACTGCGGACGTCTTAGCCAGTATGTGGCTTTGGAACATATCCGAAGCGGAAGCCGTCCGGCAAGCGGAGTATCTGGCTTCCGAGGTATTTAAATCATTACCTACGTCTAAGGCAATGTCCGATCCGGATCAGGCGTGGGAATTTATTCAAAGTTGGATCGTGTCCAATCCGAATCACTTCGATCGGGAGTTTATGACGTCAGACATCCGTATGCAGTCGCCGCTCTATGGTTTCGTTCGTGGCAATGCGACTTACGTTTTCCCCGCGCATTTACGCAAGGCTATGGAAAACGAAGGACTCAGCTACGAAAAATCCCTTCGCGAATTAGTTCTTATTGGGCGCATACCAACAAGCGCGAAAAACGATCCTGATCGGAATATGCGCACAACTCGTCAAGTCAAATACCAAGGTAAGGTAATTAGAGCTATCCCGATTGTTGATCCGGAGTGAATGGGTTACTTGGGTTACCCAATGGGTGACCCAAGGGTGACCTCAATGAAATCCGATAATGCCTGTATAAATACAATATAAGTAACCCGTAACCCGTACATATACATATATATATATATATACGCGTTCTACTAAGGCTTAAAAAGGGCTATTAAAAAGAGGTCTAAAAAAAGCAATATGTATTTTTGAAATTACGGGTTACCAATTATTCACAGGCTGGAATGTTAGATTCTGTCGGCGTTCTGGGGATACCAAAAGGTAACCCTCATGGTGTGGGTTACCTAAGTTATTCACAGGATAGCGGAGTTATTCGCAGGGGAGGTATAACATAAGTGTTATCTAATCATATCAAATTTGTTATTGTTCGGGCGTGTGAGATGAACGCAAGGCGAACACTCAGTCCGACGCTTCAGAAAATGGCTTCTGATATTATTGTTGACCCGTATGGTGCATCTGATTGGAGGTGTTGGACGGAACTGTTAGACCTTGCAAGGAAGCGGAACAGGGAAATGTTTGAGGATCTGTTTCTGCTTCGTGGGTGCGGGACGATGATTACAGAAAATCACGAATATGGCGTATGCAGGTTTGGATGGCCGTATAATTTCAGTCCGGTATGCGGTAATACGACGTGGCCGGATGAAAAAACGTTCCGGCAGTATATGTCAGAATTCTGGGAACGCTGGGGCGATGGTATGTATCATTTGTTGGTTAGTCTATGGAGGTATATGCATGATGGATATTGATAGTTTGAAACAGGCGGCAGAAATAATTGATAAGGCGCGCAAGGATTATGAGCGTCAGGGTATGCGGGGACAGAAGCTGTATATCGTCTGCGATTTGATAAAAGCGGAAGATTTAATTTACTCGGTAATCAATGAGTTTGAAAATCAGGAGAATGTATTATGAAAAAGTATGAATTCACAGGAGAAACTAAGGTTGTAGTAGGCGTGACGCTTAAAAGAATCCGCGCTTTGGTTAGTTTCGGTGATGTCGTTAAAGGAGAAGTTGGCGGATTTATCAAGGACGAAAAGAACTTGAGCCACAACGGTAATGCATTTGTGGCTGGTGACGCAAGGGTGGCTGGCAACGCAGATTATATGCTTATCGGCAGAATTGGAAGTCGCAACGATTTTACAACGTTTTTTAAGAATAAAGGTGGCGGTATATCTGTTAAATGCGGGTGTTTTAGTGGGACGATTGAGGAGTTTAGGGAAATGGTCAAAAAAACTCACGGCGCAGACACGAAACATGCAAAGATATATAAAGCCGCGGCAGACTTGGCAGAGTTGCAGATTTTAGACCAGGAGGCAGAATGATGAATTTGCAAACAGTATTAAATCGGTTAGACGCTTTGATTAAATATGTAGAGGATCATGACGCTACAGGTGAGAAGATGAGCGCGTTTGTTATACTTCGCCATTTGTACGCCATAAAAATAAACACAGAATCTGTGGCTGATGATAATCAATCTGGCTCTGACCCGTCGGACGGTACTTCTGCTACCGCCAAGCATTATCAGATTGACGGTGCGAGGCTGCAGCCTGTGGAAATGTTGCAGGATATTCTCACGCCGGAGGAATTCAGAGGTTGGCTCAAGGGCAGTATGTTTAAATATTTCTGCCGTGCAGGGAAGAAACCGGGCGAGCCGTATGAACGGGATATGGCTAAATGTTTGCAGTTTAATGAGTGGCTCAAGCAGGTAGCTGCCGGAAAGAAAATCAATCCGAGGGGGTAATAGAAATATGCGACAAAGAATATTAGATGTCTGTTGTGGTAGTCGGATGTTTTGGTTTGATAAACATAATCCTGATGTGGTTTTTATGGATAGCCGAGAGATTTCTGAAGATATGCCGGATGGTAGGCGTATAGAGATTAAGCCGGATATTCATGGTGACTTCCGGAATATTCCTTATAACGATAATACTTTCAGTTTAGTTGTTTTCGACCCGCCACACTTGAAGCATGCGGGGAAGCGGTCATGGTTAGTATTAAAATATGGAATTCTTCCTGAAAATTGGGAACATTTAATAAAAGCGGGGTTTGTGGAATGTATGCGAGTATTGAAACCTGACGGCGTCCTATGCATGAAATGGAGCGATGGGCAGATTAGTACAGCGGATGTACTCCGAATCCTACCCATTAAACCGTTATTGGGGTTTCGTCGCGGACGTGGTATATTTCTTGTTTTTATGCATCCAAAGGGAGATTGATTATGACTGTTTGTAATTTTTTGGAACGTGTCCGCGGGCAGCGATACCGGTTATCTGCGCTAGAGGATGAGTTAAAGCAATGTCGGGCTGATGCGGAGTTAATATCATCTCCGGCGTTGTCTGAACGGGTGCAATCGTCGAATCAAAAAGATATATCCGATCTGTTTACCAGTATTGAACATTATGAACAACTGGTACAAAAAGCGATAACGGAATCATTGCGGTATCGGGCGCGGGCGCTGGATATCATTGCTTATGAAACGGATAATGTGTCGTATTCGGTATTACTCCGCTGGTATATCTTAGATCAGTCATGGGATGAGATTATGCAGGCTATGAATTATGCAAGGACGCCGCTGAACAAGCGTAAAGATGATTCTCTGGTTCATTTATCCCGTGTTGTTCCGCCGGAACTTTTACAGTTTTAAATAAGTTTAGTACAAAAAAGTACAAAAAAGTACATCGAAATGTGATATTATGGTAGCGTGAAGATGAAGAAATAATACTCCTGAATGTTTCCATGATTCATCTCCTCCTTAATTAAGTAAAAAGCGCACTGACCTTCCCACGGTGCGCTTTTTACATTGTGCGTGAGGTACGTTATGATACCGGTTTATTGTGCGTATGTAGACATGCGCGATCCTGAGACGCTGGTGCCGAATCCGCGAAATCCGAATCAGCACAGCGATAAGCAGATTGCTCTGTTGGCAAAAATCATACAGACGCAGGGCTGGCGTGCTCCGATTACTATTTCTAAGCGTTCCGGGTTCGTTGTCCGTGGTCATGGCCGTTTGCTGGCTGCATTATCCTTAGGGCTGACGGATGTGCCTGTGGATGTGCAGGAATATGAATCGGAAGCGGCGGAATATGCAGATTTGATTGCGGATAATCGTATTGCGGAATTGTCGAATATTGATAATGATTTATTAGGTCAGTTGCTTGCTGATACAGGCGATTTTGCGGACGTCACCGGCTACTCTGACAGTGATATAGACCGGCTTATCGGTGAGGCGGAATCGGCGGCTGCCGGTGCGGGCGTCGGTGAGGATGATTTTGATGCCGAAGCGGAAGCTGCAGATATTAAAGAACCGGTAACGCAATCAGGGGATATTTGGGAGCTTGGTAACCATCGGCTCTTGTGCGGGGATTCTACGAATCCGGATGATATAAAACTTGTCATGGATGGGCAGCTGGCGGATATGGTATTTACCGATCCGCCGTACAACGTGGAATATGTCGGTAAGACTAAAGATCACCTCACCATACAGAATGACAAAATGGATGATGATGAATTTCGCCTGTTTTTGTCGGAAGCATTCGTTGCGATGGCGGCAGTGCTCAAAAATGGGGGGGCGTACTATATATGTCATGCGGACAGCTCCGGCGATATATTCCGGCGGGCGGTTCGGGATTCAGGCTTGCTGTTAAAGCAGTGCTTGGTTTGGGTAAAAAATACGATTGTTTTAGGGCGGCAGGATTATCAATGGCAGCATGAACCGATATTGTACGGATGGAAGCCGGATGGTTCGCATAAATTTTACGGTGGGCGAAATAAATCTACTGTGATTGATGAACATCTTCCACTGTCTATTACGGAAACGGATGATGGTTATGTGCTGAATTTCAAGACTGATATGCAGGATATCAATATTAAAGTACCGTCTTATGAGGTCGTTGATTCCGGCACGGACGCCGATACGACAATCTGGCGCATACCGAAGCCGACCAGATCGGCAGATCACCCGACTATGAAACCGATCGCGCTTTGTACGCGAGGTATATTAAATTCAAGCCGCAAAGATGAAATCGTGCTTGAACCGTTTTGCGGTTCGGGCAGTACGTTGATTGCGTGCCAGCAAACGGGGCGGAAGTGCCGGGCGGTTGAACTCGATCCGGTGTACTGTGATGTGATCGTTAAACGATATATTAATCAGGTAGGCACTGCTGTTGATGTGAAATTACACCGCGGCGGTAAAATAATTAATTATATAGATTTATAATTTACATTGCGGAGGTGAGGTGATGCCGCGGCGGAATGAGGACAAGTATAATGCTGCTTATAACGATTTCAAGCGAGGTATTGCCTGCACCCAAATCGCAAGTAAATACGGATTATCGAAAAATACAGTCTATGGATGGATACGGAAGTGGCGGGGCGAGCCGCATAAGAAACCGGTATTATCAGGACGTAATCTGCGGCACAATCTGTACAGTCAATATTTAACGCCGGAAACGCTCAAGGCTGCCGCTGAATTGCGGGGAGTATCTCCGCTTGATATACAGTGGATGTTGATTAGCTTGAAATTCGTCGCGATCATGACGTCGTGGCAGGCGATGATTGAATTTATCCGACAAGGAGATACGGAAGTCACTACTACGGATAAGACCGTAAGCACTGACACTACAGGTAAGCGTGTAGTAACCGTATCAACGCATACCGAGAAAGTATTGGTCTTTGATAAATGGCAGTCGTTTTTGAATACACAAGCCAGAGCAATGGCTACACTATCACATATGCTAAGAATATATGAGGATATGCTCCCGGAATCTCCGGAGAATGAGGAACGTATTACTCGCATTGATAAGATGCGGGTAGAAATACAGAATATTAAACGTCTGGGGTCTGCAGATGGCAAGCCCGATCTGGCGGGCTATATAAATGCGTTACAGGCTGGAACGTCGGAGGTGTGGAATAATGGCGGTAATTGATAGGGGTGCATCGTTTCAATTTCTGCCGTTTTCCCGAAAGCAGAAACAGCTGCTCTCATGGTGGATGCCGGAAAATTCGCCGTATGCCGATTATGATTTAGTTATTGCGGACGGCTCAATTCGTTCCGGGAAAACAATAGCTATGGTGAATGCGTTCCTGCTTTGGTCGCTTAGCCAGTTCGAGGGGCAGGTGTTTATCGTTGCCGGACGTTCGTCCGGTGCATTAAAGCGTAATCTGCTTCGGCCGATGTTTCAGATCCTGCACTCTATGCAGGTGCCGTATACATATAATCGATCAGAGAATTATATAACGATCGGCAGTAATACATATTACTGTTTCGGTGCAAGCAATGAAGCCAGTCAGGATGTGATTCAAGGGTTGACTGCCGCCGGAGCGCTGGCTGATGAAGCTGCATTGTTTCCACGGTCGTTCGTTGAACAGATGATTGGCCGCTGCTCTGTTAAAAATTCTAAAATCTGGATGAACTGTAATCCGGAATCACCGTACCATTACATTAAAACGGATTACATTGATAAAGCTGAAGAAAAACGAATCCTACACTTGCACTTTACGCTTGATGATAACTTATCACTTACTGATGAGATGAAAGAGCGCTACATGCGTTTGTATCAGGGGATCTGGTATAAGCGGATGATTCTTGGCTTGTGGGTGATTGCCGAAGGCGTTATTTACGATATGTTTACGGACGCGAATCTGTACAATGATGATACGCGGCCGGAGCAGTTGCGCGGCCGGAGCCGGAGATATATTTCCATAGACTATGGGACGATTAATCCCATGGTCTTTTTAGATATTTACGATGATGGCACCGATCTGTGGTTAGATAAGGAATATTATTACAATTCCCGCAAAGAGGGGCGGCAGAAATCGGATGCCGAGTATTTGGAAGATTTCAAGCAATTTGTCGGCGACGAAGATCCCGATTATGTGATTATTGACCCGTCCGCCGCCAGCTTCAAGGTGCTACTGCGACAGGCGGGGTATCGTGTTAAGGACGCGGATAATGACGTCAATGACGGAATCCGTATGGTCGCCATGCTGTTTCGGACACTACACCTGCATATACATGAGCGGTGCCAGAATACGCGGGATGAATTGGCGTCTTACGTCTGGGACGAAAAAGCCGCATTAACTCACGGGCAGGAAAAGCCTGTAAAACAATCTGATCATGCATGCGATGCCATGCGTTATTGTGTAAAAACTATGGTTAAAAGCTGGAGGCTGTCTGCTTATGAAGAAGAAAAGTAAAGCTCGCCGCTTAACGAACGACGCAGGGCGGAACGTGGGGCGGAAACTCACGCTCGACGAGTTTGTAAATCCGCTTGCCCGCAGCGGCGCAGGTATGCCTAACCTGCTCGAGGCGACAGAATATCCGCTAACGAGGTTTACTCAAAACTGGCAGGTGTTGAACTCTCTGTACCGGTCGCACTGGGTCGTCCAGAAAATCATTAACACTATACCGCAGGATATGATGAAGAATGGCTATGATTTCCAGTCTGATATCAATCCCGACCAGATACAGAAAATATCAAAAATTATCCGCCAGACACGCCTGCACTCGAAAATATTAAACGGTCTATATTGGGGACGTCTGTACGGTGGAGCTGCCGGTATTATTATGATTGACGGTGAGGCTGATCGCATGGATGAGCCGCTGGATCTGGATCGTGTGATGCCGGGTGCGTTTAAAGGACTGCTGATTATGGACAGATGGTCTGGTATCCAGCCGAGTGCTGATTTGATTACCGATATCACTGATCCGGATTTCGGCATGCCGGAATATTACGAAGTCACACTGCCGGAAGGACAGGGCGTTATCCGACTGCACAACAGCCGCGTCTGCCGGTTCTCCGGCCGTGAAATGCCGTATCTCGAGAAATTAGCCGAGAACTATTGGGGAACGTCCGAGATGGAACATGTATTCTCGGAATTAAAAAAGCGTGATAATGTTTCTTGGAATATCGCTCTGTTAACGTTCATGGCAAATATCCGTGTTATGAAAATGGATGGTATGGAGCAGCTCTTGGCGTACGGCGGCGATAAGTCGCAGCAGGCTTTATATAATACGCTCGAGGGATTGAATATGATGCTGAATAATAACGGTATTCAGATCCTTGGGAAAGATGATTCCTACGAATCCCACCAGTATACATTCTCCGGTCTGGGCGAGGTTTATGACCGGTTTATGATGGATGTTTCCGGAGCGTGCGGGATTCCCGTCACAAAGTTATTTGGTCGGTCGCCTGCAGGGATGAACTCCACCGGCGATGCGGATATGGATAATTACTATGACACCATTGAACAATCGCAGGAATCACAGTTACGTCCGGTGCTTGATAAGCTACTGCCGATTGTTTGCATGTCCGCTTTGGGAGCGGTGCCTGATGATTTGGATTATATATTTAATCCGGTACGCCGCCCGAGTAATGATGAAAAACAGAGCCTTGGCAGCCAGCAAACGGCAGCTGTCGTGCAGGCGTATACGGCGGGGCTGGTATCAGAAAAGACTGCGCTCCGCGAATTGCAGGGTTCAAGCAAGCTGACCGGCATGTGGACGAACATTACCGATAAACAGATCGAAGCAGCGTCTGATCAGCCGGAAGCCGCCGGTGAAATGAATATCCCCGGCATGTCTTCGATGGAAACGCAGGACGCCGATTTTGAAGAAAGCAAACATCCGCGCAGTGATGACGGTAAATTTACTGGCGGTGGCTCCGGTGGCGGTAATAGTATTGGCTTTAAGCAGGAAAGCCTTGATCTATTAGGGCAAGAGCATAAAGCTCCTCACGGAGATGCTGCCGTCCAAAAATTACTTGATTGTAAAAATGGGCATATCAAAAATGCATTTATTCGTTCTGATATTGATGACATCACGTTAATTTGGGGAAATGATGCAGTCGGGCTGAAGCATATTATTAAACGTCGCACGGAAGAAAATGAAGATGTCGATGAACTTGTTTCGCATTTATCCGACACCATAGAAAATGGAACGTTGAAAATAAATAAGCGTGGCCGTTTTGTGATTACTAAAGGTAAATATCAAGCTATCATTTCTCCTGAAATATTCAATGATAAACTGAATTTTCTTGTTACCGGATATTTTGTATATGACAAAAAAGATCAAGGAAGTCATGAAGACGATTAACTCTCATGACTTTACGTTAGAAAGACATACTCTTCTAACAACCTTGATCTCTTCTGTCTTGATTATATATCTCTTATGATGATAAATCAATTGTGAGGTTATATATGCCACTATGGGAGCCGAGACGGCGGATTGAGCTGGCGTATCAGCGGGCATTGGAGCGTCTGTTAAAGCAGGCGCTTTTTACATGCCGCAACTGCAGCTCATATGCCGCATTTAAGCGGGCGATGGACGCTTGGTCAAAAACCGAAGAATTTCGGGCATTTTCCGAAGCTCTGGCGGGTAAAATGATTACCGGCTTGTTTGCTGATGTCGGCAGAAACTGGCGTGAGGCTGCACGCTATAACTCTAAAACGCGTGAAATGTATATGCGCTTGGTTAAATCCATGGACAGTGAGCGCGGTAGGCGAGTGCAGAACATGATACGCGAAAACGCCGAGCTAATTCAAACACTGCCTTTATCTACAGCGGAGCAGGTTAGCGATTACGCTGCTGAGCAGGCAGCAAAAGGACGAAGACCTGAAGATATCGAAGCGGAAATATTAAAACTGTTTCCGAACCGAACGCGGGCGCGGTCAAAACTGATTGCCCGCACGGAAATGGCGAAGTATCACACGGCTATGATTCAGGCGGACTGTCAGGATCTGGGACACAACTGGTATTTCTGGCGCAGCGTGCGGGATGAACGCTCCCGATCGGCGCATAAAAAAATGGATGGCGTCCTGTGCTCTTGGAATGATCCGCCGAATCCGGAGGCGTTATTTCCCGGATATCAGAAGCCCTATGGTCGATATCCGCCCGGCGGAACGTTTAATTGCCGATGTACGCCGGAGCCGGTTATTGTGCCGGAACAAATACCGGACACGGTACCGGTACATAAAAACGGAAAAATTACACGTATGAACAAATCGGCAGTTATTAAAATGGTAGGAGGTCTGATATAATGCAGGCTTATTACGGAAGCCGCTTTTCGCCCAACATGACGAGGACGACGGACGGCTTTTTAATCTGTCATAACGTTCCGCTTGCCCGCACGGGTGAGCAGGACTACCTGGGCAGCGAGGTCGGAATGAGCGATAGCTCAATTGTAAAAGTGTACCGAAAACCGGAAGAAGTCTTTAAGAAGTCTACTTTAGCGAGCTTTGAGGGAAAACCGGTAACGGACGATCATCCTGCTGAATTTGTAGAACCGGGAAATGCGACCGGTTATATCCGCGGTACCTGCACGAATGTCCGCAGGGGTACCGGTAAAAATGCCGATTTAATTATCGGCGATTTGATTATTTATGACGCTACGCTGATATCCGAGATTGAATCCGGAAAGCGTGAAATATCTGCAGGGTATCTGTGCGATTATCGGGAATGCGACGGCGGATTGGAACAATGTAATATTGTCTGCAATCATATAGCGGTCGTGTATAACGGTCGAGCCGGTAATCGGGTAGCCATCAGGGATGAAAAACCAGTTATTAAAAACGGAGGTAAGACAATGAGTAAAAAAGGTAATATTGTAAGTCGAATGCTGGCGGTCTTTGCGAAAGATGAAGATACCACGCCGGAAGATTTGAAAGAAGCTATGGACGCGGTGAATGAACCTGAAGAAAAGCCGGAGGCCAAACCGAAAGTAAAGCCGGAAGTGAAAGATGAAGACGTACCGGAAGAAGAAGTAAAAAAAGCACTTGATGCAGCGCTCGCGCCGTTCATGAAGCGCATCGCCGATCTGGAAGCTCGCGTGAAAGACAGCGAACCGGACGATCTGGACAATCTCGAGAAAGAATTATCTGAAGATGAAGATCCGATTGATAACGAGGAGTCCGTCACCGAAGCTCCGGAAAATATTAAAACCGAAGACGAGGACGATGAAGACGAAAAACCGACTGTTGACCGCGCGGTAGCTCGTTCTATTCTTCGGGCGATTAAACCGACTATCGCAGCACTGCCGGATGATCAGCGGCAGAAAGTCGTTGACGGACTTCGTGGCGCACTGATACCGCAGAAAAAGGATAATTCAGTTTTCGCTAAAATGCTGCATGCAAAAGCTGCAGACCATGGCATGGCTCATGCATCCGATTTCGGGGAAGCCTGCAGAAAAATGAATCCTCATTACAGAAAGGAAGGTAAATAATTATGCCAGGAACAGTTATTGGAAAAACTCTTAATTTCGGATATCCCGGACAGATTAGCCGTCAGGGGGATGAAATTTCTCGTACCAGACCGGTAAAGAAAGGTGCTGCGAATATCCCGTTCGGTGCTGCCGTTGAAATCGGAGCCGATGGAACTTGTACGCTGCTGGGTGCAGGGGCAGGCACCGCTGCTGCATTTGCAGGCGTTGCTATGCGCCGTGTAAAGTCCGCGCTTGTTTATCCTGATCAGAACCACGGATATTATGCAGCCAATGAAAACTGCGATATTCTCGAACGCGGTGCGGTCATGGTTGAATGTGTTGCAGGGAATCCGACTGTTGGCGGTGCCGTGCATGTATACAAAGCAGCCGCAAGCGGTCATAAAATGGGAGAATTTGCAGCAGCTGCAGATGCAACAAATACAGTACAGCTTACTAATGCTAAATGGGCGACCGGTAAAGATGCGAATAACGTTGCCGAGGTCGTTATTGTAACCCGTCAGGGCGTTTAACAGGAGGTAAATAATAATTATGGGTAGAAAAATCACGATGCCGTCCATGTACGGGAACGCCGTACCGACTTTTGACAGCTCCGCTATTTCCGGCGGTCTGTCCTTTCTCGTTTCCGAACTCGAGAAAATTGATCCGAAACTGCGCGAACCGTTGACAAGCACTACATATCCCCGTGATATTAGTATTCAGTCCGGCGGCGGATGGGTAGAATCCACCAGCGCGATGAATGTCGACTATGCCGCAGTCGGTGGTAATTCCGAAACCGGCGGCATTCAGAACGCAATCCGCAGAATTCAGGCAAACGTCGGTAAAGACGTATTTAAGGTGTTGCCTTATGAAATCACCATGGGCGTTAAATTCGTTGATATGCAGCGCGGTGCTGTAACCGGACGCTCTATCGAACAGATTTATAACACCGGTATCCGTCTTGATTACGACAAGTACATGGACAGCAATACTTATATCGGTAATGCTGATTACGGTACCGAAGGGCTGGTGAACCAGTCTAAAGTAACTCCGGTTTCCGTTGCAACAGGTGCTGCCGCTGCCACTGAATGGAAGAAGAAAACGCCGCTTGAAATCCTTACCGATATCAACGAGGCAATCATGGCAGGGTGGGCTGCTTCCGGGTACGACCAGACTGCTATTCCGAACCATATTCTGATTCCGCCGACACAGTATGGGTATCTGGTAACTACTATGGTTTCCATTGCCGGTGTGAATGGAGCTATTTCCATTCTTGAATATCTCAAGCAGAATAACATTGCTAAGAATAAGGGCGTCGACCTGTTTATCGGCGAATGTCGCTGGTGCGAAAAAGCAGGCGTCGGCCAGAAAGACCGTATGATCTGCTATGTAAATGAAGAACGCTTCGTCGGTATGGATGTTCCGGTTCCGCTCACCCGTGCAATGACACAGCCGGTAGTTGCTAATGCATCCTACGACAGCTTGTATGTGTCTGCTGTCGGTCAGGTTAAAGTACACTACACTGAACCGTTCGTTTATCGCGACGGTATTTAATCAAGGAGGTAGCTATGGTTATCTTTGCTCATAAGCGGGTAGGTTTCCGCAATCCAGAAACCGGGGCGATTTTTGCCATCCATGAGATGGATTTGGTTGACGCGCCGGAATGGATTAAAGCCGATCCGATGTTTGACTGGGCGATGCAGGACGGGATTATTACAATCCCGGAAAACAAACCTGCCGATACTGATCCGCTGGACGATATGACGAAAGCGGAACTCATCGAAATGGGCACGAAGCTTGGGCTTGAATTGTCCGATAAGTCTACCAAAGCGGAACTCATTGAAGCCGTTACCGCGGCCAGAGGTGACTGATGAATATATACGGGATTATCGCTGCTGCGTCGAATATCCGGAGCAGTGATAATAATCCCGAATATACAATGGACGATTTTCTGACGATGTATCCGCAGTTTAAAGACGTGTCGGAAGTCGTCAGGAAAGCATGGCTCAAGATGGCTATGAACTGCCTGCAGTATGACCGCTGGAATGACTTGTGGGAAATGGGCATGGGGTTATATATTGCCCATTTTCTCACGCTATACCTGCAATCGTCGACACCTGAAGGTGCCAGCACGCAGCAGATTATCAATGCCGGATTATCTCGAGGTGTCGCTACCAGTAAATCTGTTGCGGATATGTCCGTCGGATATGATTTCGGCTTGATTGCGAGTGAATCTGCAGGTTGGGGGACATTTTCTCAAACTGTATACGGGCAGCAGTTTGTGCAGCTGGCAAAGCTTGCCGCCATGGGCGGTATGACAATCTGGTAATCTGGTAATGATATGGGTTTGACTGTAGTAAAGAAGCAACGCGCCGATTTTGACTTGGCAGCCCGCATGAAAGAACTGGGAAAAATCGGCGTATTAGTCGGTATACCATCTGACAGAACGGCACGTGACGGCGAATCGGTGACTAGCTCTGAACTGCTCTACCTACATACGCACGGCATCCGCAGAAAATCCATGCGACAGGAAATGGACAAGGATGTGGAGCGTGGAATGAAGTATAGCGAGGCACATGAATTGTATTTACAATCGCACGGGTCGCCGCTCTGGGCTTCGCCGCCGCGTCCTGTCCTTGAACCTGCCATCGCGGCTAATAAAGCCGTTATTGCCCGGGCGATGAATACCGGCGTTAAACAATATCTGCAGACTAAGAGTGACCGAGGTCTGCGAAGTGCGGGTAATTTGGCGGCATCGTACGCCAAGAAATGGTTTACCGATCCGCGTAATGGATGGGCACCGAACAGTCCGCGAACGATCGCGCTGAAAGGTTCAAGCCGCCCGCTCATCGATACCGGTGCCATGCAGGAGGCTATCACTTATGTAGTCAGAAAGGATTGATTGTATGCTGGATATTTCGTTTCTGCTTGATGATCCGGATTTCGTCACTACGTTCCAGATTGTTAAAAATCAGGGCGAGTGGCAGGACGGCGAGTATGTCGTATCACAGGCCGCGCCGGAAACGGTCAGCGGTGTCGTGAGGGCTACGGGCAAAGACGATCTGGAGATGCTTCCGGAAGCCGACCGGATATCCGGCTCAATCACATTTTGGACGCGTAAGCCGATAGACCTTGATTTAACCGCCAGCCCGCCACCGCGCCTACGGTATGCGGGCAATACTTATAAAATTATGCATCTTGAAAATTGGCAGGATTCCGGCTACACGAAAATGATCGGGACGCTGCTGGGGAGGAATGGGACGAATGAAAATTAAAACTCTGCAGTCTTTGCTCCGCACGGCAATTTGTGACATCTTGCAGCAGCCGGTGACAGGCTCTACGGTTCGGGTATCGTACCCGACTGACGGCGCGCCGGGTTTTAAAATCTCGGATACCGTGCTGTTTATGTTCCTGCACGAAGCTGACGACAGTTACGGTAACGATCGGACGCCGGTATATCATACCGAAGACGGCACCGTGTATCGTGACCATGTCGGAACACGGGTCTGGGATATACTGCTGACGTGCTATGGCACGGACGGGCATGAATGGCTGGATCAGGTGCGTGCGGGTGTCCTTTGGGAGAAGACACGCAGAACTCTCGAGAGTAAGAACGTGTGTCTGGTTCCCACAAATCCTGCTATCGTACGTTCTCCGGAGTTATTTAACGGACAATGGTGGGAACGGTCTGATATGACGTTACGCTACAACGAACTTTACGTTGACACGGAAAACGTTGGAGCTATTGAACACGTCACACTTACCGTTCCGCACGATTCCGTGCCCAGCTCTGGTAATCAAGATGATTTTACAGGGAGTGTTAACGCTCCCTGATTATTAAAAAGGAGGCTAATATGCCGCTTAAACCGTTAGACCTGACAAGCGTTGTCAAGATTATTGTTAATCTTTCTCAGCGATCTGCAGTCAGAAAAGGATTCAATGTATGCTGCCTGATCGGCAAGACCGATATTATTTCGGCAGCAGAACGCGTCCGCGAGTATACATCTCTGGATGAAATGCTGCAGGATGGGTTCAAACTCACCGACCGCCTGTATAAAGCCGCTGCTCTGCTTATGGGGCAGAATAAAAAACCTGATAAATTCATGGTCGGCTGTATTGCCACGGTGAAGTCTGTAACAGAAACCGCTGTACAGGCTCTGAAAGCATGCCGCGAAGCTAATTATGAGTGGTATGTGGGTATCGTCTGCGAGGATCAGACCGCCACGCAGCACTTGGCAAATCTCGAATACACGAATTCATGTACGCCGGATACGGTCTATGCTTACACTTCCGGCGACGCCGAAAATGACGCTGCCGCTACAGATAACAGTGTGTTCGTTAAGGCAAAAAATAAACTGTATCGCCGTTGCTTTGGCCTGTTTTCAACAAAGCATTCCGACGCTGTGGCTGCGGCTATCGGAAATGCTATGGCTTTTATGACCGGTACGATCAATTCCGCATTTACCATGAAATTCAAGACGCTTTCCGGCATTGAAACAGAAAATGCAACTTCTGTTTTCCCGTCTAATTCCGTTACGAAAATCAAGGGAGCAAATGGTAATGTCTATGTGAACCGCGGTACTTATTACAATATGTTAGAAGAGGGCGTTATGGCCGACGGTTCATTCTTCGATGAGATTATTTTCCTTGATAAATTCAAAAATGATTGCCAGCTGGCTATCATGGATCGGCTGACACAGAATGCGAAAGTGCCGCAGACAGAAGCTGGAATGACGATCTTGCACAGGGCATTGGAAGATGTTTGCCAAGAGTACAACAAGATCGGATTCTTGGCGTCCGGCGTCTGGAATGGTAATGATGTGCTTGAACTTACAGCCGGTGATACGCTGCCGAACGGATATCTAATTCAGTCGGAACCGATTGATAAGCAGTCCCAGTCCGACCGTGATAACCGTATCGCACCGCCGATCTACATCGCACTGAAGCTCGCCGGGGCTATTCATTCCGTTGTCGTGCAGGTTGACGTCAACCGCTAAGAGGAGGCTATTACATGAGATACTCAACTTATTCTTTCACCGACGTTACCGCCGTTATTTCGCATCCGTCCTACGGACAGTTTTCGGTTAACGGCGAGGGTATCGGGAATTTTTCTGTCAGCAAATCGACGGAACGCTCCCAGCAGAATATTGCTGCCGACGGCTCTGTCATGACCAGCAAGATTGCAGGGAACAATGGCACTGTATCTATCAATGCCCAGCAGACATCTCCGCTGCATAACTGGCTGCAGGGGCTGTTTAATTATCTGTGGTCGGCATCCACGGATGAATGGGCGCAGATCAGCTTGACAATTCGCGCACCGAAAATGAGCAAGACGATTTCCTGTTCTTACGGTGCGTTCCAGAAAGAACCGGATGAACCGTTTGAATCTCAGGGACAGAATGTCAGCTGGGTGCTGCTTTTCGGCGATATTCAGCGGTTAAATCGTGCGTGAGGTGAACTATGAACTATAAAGATATTGAACTCACGGTTGCCGGAAAGAAGCGAAAATTCCGTATTAATAAATTCGACGCACGCACCGGCAGTTACATCCTCTATACGGTTATGTCCCGTTTTCTGCCGTCCATTCTGCAGTTAAAATCGGGCGCGGAAACCATCACGGATATGTCTAAAACGGATATGTCTAAAGTGGTTAATCCGGAAGATATTGTATCAAGCATAGCAATGAGTGAGGAAGAATTCGGAAAGCTGCAGACTGAGGCTTTGCGTGCCTGTGAAGAAATTCTTCCTGCAGGTGTTACGCCGGTACTTGATACATCCGGGAATTTCGCAGTTATCGGTCTTGAAAAAGAAGCCGTGGCTGTATTCGTTCTTACAGCGCAGGCACTGGTATTTAATTTATCCGGTTTTTTCGGAGAAGACGGCTTGACTTCCCTGTTGTCAGGGATTCAACAGGTTACGCCGTCGCAGAGCCGGTAAATATTAACGCTTTTGCTTACTTGCCTGTCATGCAGGGCATGTGGCAGCAGAAAGAAGTATTTGATGGTACCTACACGCTGGACGATCTATTGGATGCCCATGAAATGATTATCCTACAGGCAGAAAATAAACGCAGGGCACAGGAATATGCGGAAATGATGAATGGTGGTGATGCATAGTGGCGGCAAACTACATTGAAGAATATCTGGTCAAGCTGGGTGCTGATGTCGACGCGCGGTCGGTAGCAGAACTGCAGAAAGCGGTTAACTCCGTCCACCAGATGGTGAGCGGGATGGAATCGCTGGCACCAACAATAGCAAAAGCCAGTACACTTATCACCGCGGCTATTGGCGGCATTGTTGCGTCCGGTGTATCGCTTGTAAAATCCATGGGTAATCAGGAGTTGGCATATGAGACGCTGGGACGGACAATGTTTGTTTCCGCCGGGCAGGCGAAGCAAATGAAGATGGCGTTGGACGCTCTCGGAAAATCGGCTAATGAAGTACAGATTAATCCGAAGCTCCGCGAGCAGTATCGCCAGCTATTGTCCGACAGTGCGGCAATGACTGCAGGCGGCGGCTATAAGGCCGCCATGAATCAAGTGCAGGAACTGGCATTTGAATTCACGCGGTTAAAACAGGAAATTGCAGCCGGTATGCAGTGGGTCGCTTACTATATTGTCAAAGACCTTGCGGGACCGCTCGGCAACGCAAAAAAAACGCTGCAGTCTATGAATGAATACATCATCACTAATCTGCCACGCATCACACGAACGATTGCGACAGGCTTCGGATTTATCAGAAATATAGCATTCGCCGTCTGGCGTGTGCTGTCTGGCATTGGAAAGCGTATTAATGAATTCTGGCAGCGGCTGCCACATAATGGCAGAGTGGCGTTTCTTGCCCTCGGAACTGCTATTGCTGCGTTTCTTGCGGGACCGATCGGTGCCATGGCCATGGCCATCGGCGGGGTGCTGCTACTCTTAGACGATTATTTCGCCTACATGGACGGCAAGAAAAGTCTGTTTGGTGAGCAGTGGGAAAAGCTGAATCGTGTTTTAGAACTATGCAATAAAGCATGGTCAGTCATGGTGGATTATGTCAGCCGATTTTTCCACTGGATCGGGCATTCCGAACGTGTGCAGGCATTTGTCGCTGCGTTTGAGCGATTGGCTAAGTCACTCTATGACATTACGGAATACCTCGGCGAGAGCTTTTTTGATAAACTATCCGAATTATGGAATTACATTGTCGATATAGAAACCGTTAACGCATTCTCGGAAGCATTTGATTCGCTCGGTCAGGGCGTTACATCCTTAGTGAATGGCATATCGTCATTGATTGACGGAATTCTAAAATTCTTCAAAATCAGTGACGGAATTACAAGTAAAACTCGCTCTTGGACGTCATTTAAAAAAGTCCTTAAGCAAATTGTTGTTACTATTGCAAAGATGATTTCCGGCATCGGAAAATTTGCGAATATCATCGGTAAATTATTGACAGGTGATTTTGCCGGAGCAAAAGCTCTCATCGGTAATATGTTCTCCGGCGGTGTCGACCTATCTGATGATAGATTAGGCGCGCTATCGTCAAAATACGAGGGCGCACCGGGTACCACAGGGGGTTCCGGTGGAGCGTATGGCAGCTGGCAGATTATCCCGGATAATATACCCGATTTTCTAAAACAGCTTGCTGAAACGAATCCGGAATGGTATTCGCGCTTGTCCGGTGCGGGGGCTGTCGGTTCTGCAGATTTTGACCAGGAATGGCGCGATATCGCGAGTGAAGATCCGGAAGGGTTCCGCGAAGCCCAACGGCAATATATTGCAAAAACGCATTATGCTCCGCAAGTTGCGCAGATCCTGAATAGTACGGGGTTAGATATTGAAAAACAATCTCGAGGTGTGCGTGAAGCAGTCTGGTCAGTTGCCGTGCAGCATGGCGGCGGGACGAATATCATCGAGCGGGCAATTCAGAATCTGGGCGGTGCCGGTGCAATTGATATGTCGGCTGAATCGCAAAAAGCATTGATTGATGCAATCTATAACGTCCGTAATGGATATACGGCTAACAGCGAAGGCGTTACTGCCGAACAATTACATGACCGCTGGAATTCGGAACGTGCCGACGCTAAAGCAATCATACAACAGGAAGCGGACGAATGGGCACGGAATAATCCCCCACCGCCACAGGAACCGGATGTAACGCCGTCCGGGAGTCCGTCATTGTTGGAAAGGGCGTCTAATACAGGAAGGGTGCTTGAAAACGGCTGGAATGCAGTAAAGCAAAAGTGGGGCGAATGGACGGGGACGATTAGCAATCTTGCGGGGACGAGCAGCTTTGCGGATTCCCGCAGCGCAAGGAATACGGTTAATGCGCCGGTAACCATCAATGTCTACGGCAATAACGCCGATCCGCAGGCAATCGGACGCGCGGCGGCGTCTGAAATCAGAAAAGTATTGCCCGATCGTGATATCGGTACAATTTACGACAGAGGAGCTGGTATGCAGTGAGTTTGATTACGTCAATCAAAGATTATGGAAAAGAAATCACATCATCGAGGGCCAGCTGGACGGACTTTACTAAGAATGTTGCAAAAATATTCAACAATCAGACTTTGCTCGACTACACAACGGCATTCAATAATTTTGAAGATTGCATACTTTATACGCCGAAATGGACAATCGGCGGTGCCGCGTTTTCCGGCATTATGCGAACGAATCATGCTCTGTCTGTCGAAGCGACGCATTATCCGGTGCAGAGCGGATCGGTGATGACTGATCACGCGATATTACTGCCGGCAGAACTTGATATTGATGTGATGGTATCCGACGCGGAAGTGTATTCTCGGTCGATCAAAACAGGAAACAAACTTTGGGACGCGGTTATCAACGGTTACAATCAGATTAACAGTATTATTCCGATTACAAATTTCTTTGCACCGCCCGGCCAGCCTGCAGTTACCGGCGACAGAGGTATATCTGCATGGACATTGTTTGCAAATATGATTACTGCGCGCACGCCGGTGGATGTCGTAACGCGTCTCGGAACGTATCACAATATGCTTTTAGTCCATGCCGAAGCGCCCGATGACGTAAGCAGCCTGCACGGGCTGAACTGCTCGCTACATTTTGAGCAGATTGACGTGGCGCAAGTCGCCGAAGTTCAGGTATCCGCCCGATCGCAAACGACAGGATCGTCCAATTCCGGCGCGCAGCCGGTTGACACGGATTCTCCGGCGAACAATCAAAGCATATTGTCTGCGATTAACGATTCTATCGGAGGTAAATGATGTATTCAATTATACCGATTACCGCGAAACCTCGGAACACGTTTTCATGCAAAATACCGGTTGACAGTAAAAATATAACATTGGTATTTTCGACAAGATACAATGAGATTGCAGGATATTGGAATGTATCGGTATCCGACGGCAACGGCACGGAGTTGATACACAATCTGCCAATGCTGCCGGGGCAGAATATACTGGAACAATATTCATATCTCGAGATTGGTGCCGCCTGCGTTATCCCTGCCCACAAGATGGAGGATGAATGGCCGAATGCGGGAAATCTCGGTGCCGATTGGTTGCTTGTCTGGAGTGATACGGCATGAGCGCAAGACAGGAAATTACAACGACAGCCAATCTCGGCTTATACGGTCGTATGTGGCGGGTATTAGTGCAATACGAAGAGACAACAGCTCTCGATGTGTCTAATCTTCGAACAGTATTTGAGATCAAGAAAAATGCGTTGGGACAGCCGTCAATTGCACATATTATGATATATAATCTGGCTCCGGATACGGAAGCGCAAATCATCAAAGAGGGCTTTCATGTCCAGCTTGAAGCCGGATATGCGGCGCAGTACGGGTTGATATTTGATGGCGATATTATACAGGTTTTCCGGAACCGTGAAGACGGTATAAATTATCGGCTTGAAATCATAGCTGCCGACGGCAAGAGCTTTTACGGCGGTAATTTTATCCGGACGACGCTCGCTGCGGGCAGTAAACCTCGAGATGTGATTGAAGCTGCGGCAAAGCTGGCATATTATCCGATTGAAATCGAGCATGTATCAGACAATCTACCGGAAACAACATTGCCGCGCGGCAAAGTATGCTTCGGTTATCCGGCAGATATATTAGATGATCAGGCACGGACGACCGATTCATTCGTGCAGGTTAATAACGGGAAGTTAGAGGTACGAAAATACACCGACCCGATCCCGGATGATAAATGTTTGTATTTGACGCCACAGACCGGGCTTGTCGGCACGCCGGAATATACTGATGACGGCATTGGTATTCGCATGCTATTAAATCCGGTCGTCACGATTCACGGGCTGATTAAAATCGATAACGATATTATTCAGAGGTCGGCGGTTGATACCGGCCAAATGATGAAACCGAACATGTCACCGGCAGGTGGTAAAGTCGCTGATCAGAACACCCGTTTTGACCCGTCTGGTGAATATGAAGTATATTCTCTGGTTCACTCCGGTGATACACATGGCGAGACGTGGATGACAGAAATTGTCGGCATTGGCCGTAACGGTAAAGCAGGATTGCCGATTATGGTTGATTCTGCAGATGGGACGGTGAGGTCATGATATCAATTGAAAGTCGAACTGCAGGGAATTTGGATAAATCCCGGCGTGAGCGGAGCGATTTCTCCCGCACTCTCAGGGTAGCAATCCCCGGCGTCGTGACTGAGGTAAATTATGCTGCTCAAACGGTATCAGTACAGCCGACTATCAGAGAGAAAATCGAAATGGATGGAACGTATCAATGGGTCGAATTACCGATATTGATTAACGTTCCATTTTTTGTATATTCCGGCGGCGGCTATTGCATTACGCTGCCCGTTTCGCCGGGTGATGAATGCTTGGTAATTTTCGCGGATAGCTGTATCGACGCATGGTGGCAATCCGGAGGCGTGCAGAATCAGGTAGAACGCCGTCGGCACGATCTGTCCGACGGCATGGCGATTGTCGGTTTTCGTTCGCAGGTGCATACGGTACCTGGCTATTCCGGGGATTCCGTGCAGGTTCGGACAGAGGATGGCGGGACGTTCATTGATCTGAGGCCGGGGCAGGTCACGATAAATGCGAATGTACAGATTAACGGCAATTTATCAACGTCCGGCAACGCTCAGACCGGGGGAAACCATACAGTTACCGGTACGCTCAAGGCAGGGGGAATCAACATGAATACGCATACTCACCGCGGAGACAGTGGTGGAAGCACGGGGGCACCCAGATGAAATACAGACGATTGGACGAAAACGGCGACTTTACTTTCGGTGCCGGGTCGGCAAATTATATCTCCGATCGCGAAGCCTGCGCACAGGCGGTTAAAACCAGATTATTACTGTTTTTAGCAGAATGGTGGGAAGATCTAACCGACGGGCTGCCACTCTGGCAAAAAATATTAGGTCATAGCGACATCAAGGCGGCTGAACAGCTCCTGCGTGACCGCATAACAGGAACCGAGCACGTGCAGGATATCATTGAATTCCACTCATACTGGAACGGCGATTCCCGGCAATACACGTTTTCCTGCACCGTTAATACGGACTATGGCGAAGTGCAGTTATCGGAGGTGACGTTATAAATGGCATATTTTAAGCCGTACATAGACGGTACCGGATATCATTATCCGACGTATAACGATATCCGGGACGACATGATGGATCGATTCCGGCAGATCTACGGGCAGGATATCTATCTGGGTAATGACAGTCAGGATTACCAAATTATCAGTGTTTTTGCTCTCAAAATTTACGATACGTTCCAAGCGGTCGAGTTGGATTATAATAACCGGTCACCGAAAACTGCAATCGGCACCGCATTAGATGCGCTCGTGAAAATCAACGGACTCACGCGCAAAAAGGCATCATACAGTACCGTGCAGGTTACATTAACCGGTGATCCGGGAACACAGGTTATCGGCGGTATCGTGCGGGATTTAAATGATGTGCAGTGGTCATTGCCGTATCGAGTAGATATTGGTTCGTCCGGCACGGTTACGGTTACTGCTACATGCAAAAAAATAGGTACCGTCGGGGCACCGGCAAGATCGGTCACGGGTATTGTTACACCGACGAAAGGCTTGATATCTGTCACGAATAACGAGCAGGCTGTATTGGGGCAGCCGGTGGAAACGGACGCTCAATTGCGGGCACGCCAGACAATTTCCGTCGCGAATCCGTCGCAGGCGGTTATCGAATCGACAAAGGGCGCGATCGCCGCTGTTTCCGGTATTACACGTTATTCTGTGTTGGAGAATGATACGAACGTAACAGACAGAAACGGTATTCCCGGACATTCGATTTCGGCAATTGTTGAGGGCGGCGCGGATGAGGAAATTGCGAAAGCAATCTATCTCCGGAAATCTCCGGGATGCGGAACTTACGGAACTACGGCGGTTAATGTACTGAACGCCGAAAATGTAGCGACGAATATCAAATTCTTCCGCCCAGCATATGTTAAAATTGACGTTCGCGTCCGCGTCAAGAAACTAACCGGCTACACAAAAGAAGTCGAGGCGGCAATTATTGATTACGTCAAGTATTATCTGTCAATTTTAGCCATCGGACAATCCGTCTACTTGTCGAGTATCTGGGCGATTGCGGCACGGGCTATTGCGGATATTACGAATCCGACTTTTAGTGTCATTGATGTTAAATTGGGTATTAAGGGCAGTAATCCGACTGTCGCGAATATCCCGATATTGTTTAATCAGGTTGCGCAGTATAATTCCTGCACGGTCACGGCGGAGGACGTTTAATCATGGCGTTATATGAAGGTTACTTAGACTGCATAACGTCGGAACATCGTGACAAGCCGAAATATGCAGAAATGATGAAAATGCTGCTGAGTTATACAGACGATCCGATGCAGATATCATTTGATATGCCGGATGCATTTAATATCGATACAGCGGCAGGGACGCAACTTGATACTATCGGCTTGTATCTCGGACGATCGCGGGTAATGCCGTTTAATGCGAAAAATGGCGCAAGTAGTGTATTATCGGATAAGCTGTATCGTATATTGCTTAAAGCAACGATTACGAAAATGAATTGGGATGCCGGTATTGAATCGCTGCAGGAACGATGGCGGGCGTTACTGCCGAATATCACAATATCGATCCGCGACAATCAAGATATGACGATTGACGTGTCATTAGTCGGCGTTAGCGATGAACAATTAAAAGAAATGATAGAACTGGGCTACATTATACCGAAACCGGAAGGCGTCCGATTAAATCTGCAGATTTCTGCGAATCCGCTATTTGCGTACGACTTAAATACTGATGTTTTCGCTGGTTACGAAAAAGGAGAATGGTCGAATGGCTGATAATAATTTTAAAGTATTTGACGAAAAAAAAACCAATGTAATGTCTGATACGGATTATGCTAATCACACGCAGCGGTCAAATGGCGTGCAATCTGGCGTTGCGTCGTCCGCTCTGCATAATAAGTTATATCGTCAGGTTAGTATGATGAGTAAAGCGTTAGCTGATTTTATCGCCAGTCAAGCATTTGATGCGAAAGACGAAGACGCGCAATTATTATCGCAGAATCTACAGAAAGCGCTGACGAAATTTGCGAAAACGCCATTAGATGATCATAATACGAATCCGGCGGCTCACGCCGCGGGTATCGCGGGGAATGCTGCTACAGCCACCGCCGACCAGCACGGTGTCCAATTTACTCAAGGATATGTCGGCGAACGCACATATTTAAATGCGGGTATGTTTCATGCATGGAACGAAATTATGGCAGCCGGAGTATATACTATCGACAAATCCTGTTTTGACCTGCAAGGTGCGCCGTCTGGCATGGTAACGTCCGGTGTATTAGTCGTATTTTTAATGCAGGATACCGTTGCGCAGTTATATATCGCTAATATGTATAATTCTGTAACGAATGACACCGCATTAAAATCAATGGCAACCAGACTGTATATCAATAATGCATGGACGCGATGGCGGTATGCAGCAGATTATTCCGGTATCGCCCGAAAATTTTTAATGCTATCTGGCGGCACACTGACAGGTGATTTAACCGTACCGACTGTACACGGGGCGTTAGACGGCAATGCTGATAGTGCTACAAGACTACAAACGGCAAGACGAATAGGCGGAGTATCATTTGACGGTACTGCTGATATAGATTTACCCGGAGTGAACAAAATAGGGAATCAGGACACAACGGGTACTGCTGATAGTGCCAATTATATAGTCTACACAAAAGGCATTTCTGATGATGAGGATAATAATATCGCTTTAGAAGCACTACAGTTAAACAGAATGACACTTACACGGGCTCACGGTGTAAATATTAGCGGCAGTCAGAGATTCGGTTCTATCATATCGTTGCCATACGGGATAGATGACACGCGTAATATGGTGCAACAGATTTTCACGGAAAACAACAACGGGCGCATGTGGTTTCGAACAAACCATTATCCTGGTAATAAACAATTCACTCCGTGGTCTGCAATTGCCTTTTTGAGTGACATTACTGCTATAGACAGTATGAACGTTAATAACGCTAACGCATGGTGGGTGAAGTTAAAAGGCGGTCTAATAATACAAGGAGGACGCGCAAATAGTAATACGTTTTTCGCTTACCCGATTGCTTTTAATAATCTACTATATGTTGGAAAGCAAGTTACAGAAAATAATTCAGAAAATAACATGTGGATCAAGGAAAATGCTGTTGGCGAATGGAATCAGCCGGAGCATTCTTATACGAACAAAACCGGAATATGGCTCCCTAAAATGAACTGGAACCCATTATGCCAAGTCTTAGCTATCGGATTTTAAGAGAGGTAAAAAAAATATGACTTACATATCAATTTATAATAAAACATCCGGCGCCCGCATTACATCGCTTGTGGTCGGAGTCCACGGCGAAACTGTTGAGGAACTCACAAGAAAATCGAAATCCGATTATCCGAACGCCGTCTATATCACACAGACCGAGGAAGAATGGCAAGAGTCTATTGCCGGTAATTATGAATATCGTGACGGTAAGCTGCAAGCACCGCTGCCGCCTACACAGGAAGAGTTGGACACCATCGAATATGCTCGTTTACAAGCCGCCGAATTAGCAGAGTTAAAACAGTTACTGTCAGATACTGACTATAACGTGACAAAATTCATCGAGGGTGTTTTAACCACTGAACAGTACGAGCCGATGAAAAAAGCACGGGCAGAATGGCGGGCGACATATAATGCTATCGAAACGGCAAAAGACTTGAAAGCATTAAAGAAAATCACTTACAGCACCGTTATTCCGGTTATTAAATAAGAGGTATGCATCATGAGTATGGGGGATATTAGTCCGGAAGCACTGGAGCGTATTGTGCGTATAGAAACAAAGCTGGATATGCTTGTTGAAATGATTCCAAAGATGCAAGAACTTCAAGTTGCGAACGAACGGGCACATCAAACGGCTAAGACGGCGCATGCGAGAATTGATAATATCTACAAAGTGGCGGGCTTGATATCCACTATTGTGTCGGTGGTTATCGGCTTGATTGGAAAGGCGGTGTAATATGTGTTAAGAAATCTATGGACTAAAGCTGTATCGTACCTGCCGATTGCCCGTAAAAAAATACAAACGTCAATGCAGATTGTCTATGTATACGGCATTGGACTTATCATATTGTTTTTAATGATATTGACGGCATGGTTACATGATTGGTGGCGGACAGGCGTTGCTAATACGCAGCTTTTAATTTCATTTTTCAAGGAATTTACAGCTCCGGCAGTTGTCGGGGCTTTTACTTTTGTATCTGTGTTTTTAGTTGACAAAAATCATGACGGCAGACCGGATGCCGCAGAAAAAGAAGCGAAAAAGGAAAAGTCGAAACCGCCGATTGTACCGCCGATAAAGGAGGAACACAAATGAATATATCTGAATTTAAGCAGGAATTAACTGCAAATCGAGATTATTTTTATCAATTCCCGTTTCCGGTTGTGACGTATTATCACTGGACGGCAGGGCGTCACTTTACTACGTTTGACGATTATCACTACTGCATAGACGGTGACGGAGAGATCATAAATACCCGCCCGATTACTGAAACACCGTCTGCAACGTGGCACCGTAATACGGGCAGTATCGCTATTGCTCTGTGCGCTTGCTATAACGGAACGCCGAAAGATTTGGGCGAATATGCGCCGACAGAAGCGCAGATTGAAACGCTAGCGCAAATGACGGCGGTGATTGCAGAAGTCTTTGATAATCCAATCGACTATGATCACTTTATGACGCATGGCGAGGCGGCAGACGAGGACGGTTATGGATTGTACAGTAGCGATCCCGATTGTAGGTGGGATTTACAAATCCTGCACAATGGTGACCGATACGGCACCGGCGGGGATATTATCCGCGAAAAAGCGCAGTATTACTTAGAGCAAGGGGTGTAATATGCTAACAATATCAAATAAAAATATATTTTTGACACGAGGCGATACCGCAAAAATCGCATTAAGTATCACATCTGCCGGAAATTCTGCTTATAACAGTACAAAAGATACGGTTGTGTTAACGGTCAAAAAATCGACCACGGATAAAGAAAAAGTGCTACAAAAAACGGCAGTTAATGGCGTTATCACGCTATCTCATGACGACACTAAAAATCTTGATTACGGAGATTATGTATATGATGTACAGCTAACTACCGTTGCCGGTGACGTCTGTACAGTTATTACGCCGCATAGGTTTAGACTGGAAGAGGAGGTTAATTTTGATTGAAAAGTTACAATCTGAAATTAACGGCTCTGGCACGCTTGCAGGGAGTATGTCAACCGCCGAGGATTTAACCGCCGAAATATCACCGTCCAGTATATTGACCGGAGAATTAACAGATAATAATCCACTCATTGATGTACCGATAACGGATCCGAAACCGTTAAATGGTGTGCTAACCATCCCGATCGGGACGGCTGGAGGTTCTGGGCGGGACGGAAAGTCAGCTTATGAAATCGCCGTTGATAATGGGTTTGCAGGAACCGTTTCCGAGTGGCTGCAATCCCTGCACGGTGATAAAGGTGATCCCGGCATGCAGGGCGAACCGGGGAAAGATGGATCTGATGCAACGGTGGATTTAACCGATTATGCGAAAAAATCAGAAATAATTACGGAATCCCGCATTATCGAACTCATCAATGCCAACGCCGTATCTACGGAATCAATATCAACGGCAGTCAACACGGCTATCGAAAATTACAAGAAATCTACTGAATTAATATTCCATCTTGTCTATCAGGGCTATGAAGCGGAAACGAGCAGGAAAGATAATATTCACATTTGCAAGATGGTCACGAAATATCAATCTGCAGATTTTAATGACTTTTTTGAAATTAAAAATGAAACGGACTTCGTGGCAAAGAAAGACTGCACTCTTATTGCAGTCAGTAAAGTCTATCAATATGCTACATCGTCCGGTAATACATCAGTTAACAGGGTGACTCTGAATCAGGTGGTCATTGCGATGTCAGAAACCTCACGCAGTCGATAAGAATTGAGGTGTAATATGTATGAGAAGAAACAGGCTTATTTTATTTTTATTGTTGGTGTCATTATTCTTATTGCCGTCATTGTTTGGTTCGTCTGTGCAGGCAGAGGTGATGTATCAAATCTCCGACACGGAGCTGACGAGGTTAGAACAGAACTTACAAACGCTGGAGAATCACAGCAACGAGAGGCAGAGGTTATTGACCGAGCAGCAGAAGCAGCTGGACGAAGCTCAACAGCAATTACAAATAGTCAACGAACAGCTGAGACTATCCAAAACCTTGAACGCACAGACGCAGCAATCATTGCAGAAAGCCGAGGAATCATTGAACAAATACGAAGCCGAGGCGGAACGGAAAATCCGAATTAAAACACGGCAGCGAAATTTATGGATTTTAATTTCCGGCGGATTACTTGCAGGTCTGGTAACGAGGTGACGATATGAAATGGTTTCTGTATGCACCACTGCAGTTAATCTGTATGGCAATATGCTATCTGACGAACTGGTTTATTGTTCTGTTTGCTGACCAGAACGGCGAATTGCCGGGACTGTTACGGCTCTGGCAAACATGGGATGATAGTCTGGACAGTGAGGATTGCGTAACGAAATATGTACCGGCTATCATTCGGTATGATTTCTACAAGTATTATCGGGTAGAGCGGCATATTTTACCGGAATATAACCGTTGGAAAAAATACAGTATTAACATTGCACCGCTGCCGTTGATTGACCGCATTAAACGGTACTGCTGCCGTGTTTTCTGGTTGTACAGAAATTGCGCTTATGGCTTTGCTTTTGAGTGGTTCGGCTGTAATGTTCCGCCGGATAGCGTTAAAGTCTATGCGGACTATAAAGCCGGCGAACATGAACTATATTATGCGTCGTCAAGAAATCACTGGATGTTATACTGTACGTTACCGATTAACCGTTATTTTAGGTGGCGAATATATTTAGGCTGGAAGCTATCACCGTATATTACAAGCTATCACAGAGCAATGATTGCGTTTCGCGTCTGGTTTTGTCGTGATAAATAGTAAAAATAAGTTTTTGAGCAGTAAGGGTATTTTGTCCTTGCTGCTCTTTTTTATTGCGTTGGCCAGCCGATAAATACTGACTTTTTTGTTTTTCGTCTGTCAGGATTCTGATAAATATTGATAATTTTAATATTGTAAACTTTACTGTTTTTGGTGCGGTTTGGCCATTAAGAAAACTACTGAATTTATTTGTAAACTGTTTTCGATTAATGTTAGAAATAATTTATAAAAAATATTTTGAATTAGTATTGCAAAATCAAAATAGGAATAGATTATAAAAAATAAGAGCGGTGAAATACCCGTTCTTTTTATAATAAAAAAAATAGGATCGATATCAAATGATATTGATCCCGTAAAAACAGACACTCTGTTTTTGAGTTCTGAAAATATTATAACATGTCACGTCTACGGCGGACACAGGATTACGCTGTGGCTTCCACGTGGCTTCCAATCTGTATAAGCATAAATTCTAAAAAATACGATAAATACTAAGAGTATTGAACGTTTTATATCCCTATCAAAATTATGGCTATTATAACACTAAAAATAAGGACTGCCGGGATGTATCAGCACAGGAGGCATATATAATAGAAAGCAAAGAAGTAATTACAAAA